AACTAAAAACCAAACATTTTAATTTTAAAAAAAATATAATTTACTATATAGTTGTCAAAATTATTTTGGTATATTATTGTATATAGTTACCATACTTTATTTCACAGTATACCCTGAAACGGGGTACACCTCCCCTCCCCACCAGTAATGTCAGGTACCTCGCGAAACACGAGGCACCTCCCCTCAGCAATCCTAAGGTCAGCTACCCTCGGAAATTCCGAGGTCAGGTAAGGGACTAACGTTTAGCGAGACCCCTGCATCGGGAATCACGAGGGAGGGGTGTAGCGATTCAGGACACCCTTCCCGAAGCGGGCAAAACCGTTTCGGCTGATAATCACCGCCATGCAAATTTGCAGGACGGAATGATAGAATGGTGTATTATCGTATATAACAACACAACTAATTGATAATCACGGTACGTCGTGTTTCACTACGTCCGTGGTCGGAATTCCGACCTCGCCTGATAATCAGCCGATATGGGAATTCACATATCGGGGAGTGAACTACCCACGAGCTAAAGACTCATGGGCTTCGGGTTTCGCAGAGGAACGGCCTTTCAAAAGATTGGTTCTTACTCCCTCTCCACCCGTGTAATCGACAGTTCCTGCCGATATATGGTTTAATCCGAAACGAAGAATATTGATAGCAGCATTAACATCACGGTTATGATGAGTATGACAAACAGGACACTCCCACTCACGGACAGAAAAGTCTTTAGTCTGTTTGTTGACATATCCACAGACATTACAAGTCTGCGAGGATGGGAAGTATCGGTCTATTTTCACAACCTTTTTGCCGTTCCATTCTGCCTTGTAGGTAAGCATGGAAACGAAACTGCCCCAGCTTGCATCAGTAATGGATTTGGCAAGGTGATGATTTCTCTCCATACCCTTTACATTCAAATCCTCGACGCAGATGGTATCGTATCTTCTAACAAGAGAGATGGAGCACTTATGAAGATAGTCTGCACGGCAATTGGCAATCTTTTCGTGAAGTTTGGCAACTTTGAGCCTTTGGTTTTCAAACCCTCTGCTGCCTTTCTTCTTACGGGAAAGATGTCGCTGTGCTTTAGCAAGTTTGCGCTCGTATCTTCTTGTGTATCGGTTATTCTTAAAAGTTTCTCCCTCGGAAGTGATAAGCAAGTCCTTCAAGCCCATATCCACGCCAACCGACTTGTCAGTCTTTTTAAGTGGAGTTACGTATTCTTCTTCTGTAAATACAGAAACGAAATACTTTCCGCTTGGTGTCTTGGAAATAGTTACCTTACCGATTTTGCCTTTTATCTCACGGTGTACATGACACTTGATACCCTCCTTGAACTTGGGTATGAAAAGCCTGCCACCTGCGACAGATGCAAATTGTGGAACGGTAAAACTATTCTTAGAGTGCTTAGATTTGAAGTTAGGAAACTTCGCCCGCTTCTGAAAGAAATTGGTATAGGCTACTTCAAGACTGCGGATAGCGAACTGCAAAGTTTGGGAATTTACTTCTTTAAGCCATGCGGTTGCTTCTTGCTTCTTCAATGCGGTAAGAGTCTTGGCTTGTGCGTAATAATTATCGCTTTTACCAGTGAGCCTATATTGTTCCTTACGCTGATTGAGAAAGTAGTTGTACACAAACCGAGCGCAGCCGAAATGTCTTGCCAGCAAATCGGCTTGCACCTTAGTCGGGTACAGTCTGAACTTGTATGTTCGATTAATCTTTCTCATTTCGCTTACAAAGATAGCAATTATTTTGTAAACAGCCAAAAGTTTATGTATATTTGTGGCATGAAATAAAATTATAATCACGAGAACAGACACAAGTATTACCTAAAGTGCCATCTTATCTTCTGTATCAAATACAGGAGAAAGATACTCAAAGGTGAGTTTGATGACAACATTAAAGCCATATTTCAGTCAATAGCTGACAATTCAGACTTCGATATAGACATCATGGAAACCGACAAAGATCACATACACTTTCTTATCAGCTATCCGCCAAAACTATCCGTAACATCAATAGTAAGGAAGCTAAAGCAGGAGAGTACAGTCTTTTCGTGGCGCTTATATGACAGTATGTTGAGAAAATACTTTTGGAAAGAGAAAACCTTATGGTCAGACGGATATTTCGTCTGCTCAATAGGCGAGGCTAATCCAAATACAGTTATAGAATATATTAGAAACCAGGGATAGTGCCTTACATCCAACAGGCTAAAGACCTGTGGGTTTTTACGGCACTCAATATAAAAAAGATACCCACCCTTGGAGGGGGTGGGCATACTTGATAATTACCAATATAAAGCTAACTAACCACTCAAACTTTCTTGTGTTTGATTTTAACCATGTCAATGTAGCGATAAAGCCTTTCTTTCGTTGGCTTGAGTCCACATCTTGATATTTTACTGTTAAACGCACTGTCAGTCTTACCAGTGATCTTCTTCGCTTGCTCATAATTTACTTTAACGTTGAGGTATGGTTTAAGTACCTCGGTCATTGCATCTATATCATCCTCGGTGATGTTGTCACAATAACCATTATCAATCATGTCGGCGAAGTGCCTGAACAATCTACTTAGATTCGTCAATTTTACAGCACCCATGTTTGAAATATAAAATGGTTGAAGTTACGGCTGATACTACAACAGATACCGAAGCAATACTCAATAATGTCCAGAACTCAATCGTGTAATTTGATAATACATCAATTAATTGTACGCCACATTGTATTAGTAAGTTGATTATTAATACCCTGTGCCATGAACAAAATCTAAATCGTTTCGACAAATGCCATAGCATAATGTCCACGTAAACGGAATGTCCTAAAACATAATCAAAAGACACCACCTCCACATCCATGAGTGATAGCGTAAGAACTATCGCTACATACATGTTTAACAGGATCGGGGCCAATTTTATAAGTCTAACCGTAGATTTCATTTCTTCTTGCTACTTCTTCTAGGTTTACCATCCCATGTAATCTTTCTTGATGCAGTTGCCGGCCTCATTATGGGCCTGCGAACTGATGTCGTTTTCGTGTTTCTAGCCATACGCTTTTATTTTCGTTATAAATGTACGTAGATTACCATGCAAGCCCGTTAGACTTGAAAGCGTTACCCGTGTCATTCCATCTCTTGTCATCAGCATCCTGTCTTCTAAGGAATGACGCCTCGTCTCTTAGAGCTGTCCTGACGTTAGCCGTCAACACGTTCGGGATAATGAAAGTCATCAACTCGAAAAAGTCCGCAGCCATCCGAACGGCATCTTGTTGACTCTCGGATAACGGTTCGTTATCTTGCGCCCTCTGGTATATATCAACCATGTTCCCTATATTATTACCAATAGTGTTCACGAATATACCGATAGCCGGGAGAATCTCTTGTATTAACTGGAAACCGTTCATGCTTAATGGAGTCTGTCCTCTTGCGTAACTGATGTATCCCGATCCTCTCTCGATCAAGTCGTAAGTTTCAGAATCTATATACCCCTCGTTCATTGAGTATTTTGCCGCCCCCAAGAAGAACGAGTGTGCCAGGTTAGCCGCCATAGAGTACCTACCGAAGAACATTCCAGCCAATCCCGTGCTACCGTTTCTCAACATCTTGTCCACTATCTGGTTTGCAACTTCTTCCTCGTCGCCATCCCCCCCCGTGGCGAGCAAGTATCCCATGTACGTCGAGATCGCTGGCTTGGTGATATTGTATCCTTGACTTCGTACTAGCCGGCTAGTTAGCATGGTGAACCCGTCATTAAATAACTTGGTGTTGCCATCCTTGGCTCCCGCTATCATTTTCCTCCAACCTATCCCCATCATCTCTACCTCTTTTATGGCGAATGATAACATGAACCCTATCCATCTACCGTTAATACTTTCCCTGGATATGTTGTTCTTGCCGATTCCTATAATATTAGACACCCAGAATGGTAGCGCCCTCGTCTCGTGAGCTTGAGAGACAGGTAATATCGTGGAGAAAGATTCCTGCGTTCTCTTCACGGCATCAAGATGGGCCACCCTAAACGCCTCTCTCGTTGCCTTCCTGTATTTAACATCAGCTTGCCACTTGTCACCATCCCAGTCCTCTCCGTTCAACTCCTTGAACCTCTTGTTAAATATCCTCATGTACATGTTGGACGAGGTTATTATATCCGGGGTCCTGATCCAGTAGTCAACAGCTTTCTCGTTCAGGCTCTTCTTCTTACCGTAAGACTCTCGTGTCAACTCGCTCAACTTGGAAACGGTAGAAGTTTCCGGTAAACCGTAATACTCGAAAGCGTCCCTCATGTTTCTTAACTGGAACACGTTCTTTATCATGGTTACCGGGTTAACGCTAATACCATCACTTATGATAGCCCCACCGATGTTGGTTACCATCTCGGTAGCCATCTTTGGAACGTTGACAAGCAAGGTGACACGTGCGGCACTAGTTATCTCCTGGTTCAACTTGTTCCACATGTTACCCATCCCGTTGTTCAGGTTATCAAGATGATAAGCGCTCACCACCCTGTTCTTTATGGTACGAAGCCATTCTTGAAGGATCATCCTAGCGTCAGGCTTATCTCTCAATTCATTTCCCCTTATCTCGTCATTGAAGGCGTTAACCACGCCATTGTAAGGATGCACCACGTAGAAGTCTAGCGTGGCCTCTTCCACGGTTTTAGTTATCACGTTGGCGAGGTTGTAGTCAATAGAATGTATACCACCCCTACGAGCGTGTACTGCCGTGGGGGAGGGGATGTTACCGTTGTAATTATCCTTCGTCATCTGTTCGAGTGCATCTATCGAGCTTAAATCCATTCTCCCACCCCTGACTCTTGACGGGAAATAATTTGACTCGTAGAATTTAGGGTTCGTCCCACGGAACGAGGCGTTGGCCATGTTGATCTCTTTCAAGTTGTCAAGAACTTGGCGGGCGGCTCCCATCAAACGACGAACAGATACCTCGTCTTTCCCGAGGTTCTTCAACGTGGCCTCCACGTCAACCGCACCTTTCATGGGTCCGCTCTCGTGATAAACGTAATATTGGAGCGCACCTTTCATGTCGGCAGCTTCCATTGGAGTTTCCTTGACTGCCTTCTCGTACAGGTACTTGAAATATGACCGTTCCCCAATGTCTACCGTTTCGATCGTGTCTCCTATCGTGTTGGTCTGGTAATCAAGCTCCTTCATCAACATGGCGGCGAGGTTTCTAAGGTTTATACCTTTCCTTGACGTGAATATGTTGTAATTATGAAGCCTGCCACGGGTGTTAATAGTGTACTTGTTCATGAACTTGTTAAGGGTATCGTTCCAAGGTTCAAGCAATTTTGCCTGTTCCACGTGCGCCCTAACGGTAGCCGGCTCCATGTACTTGGCAACTATATTATCGTATATCGGCGTGCCATCCCTCGTCCATAACAGGTACTCTGCCGTGTTCAAGTCACGAATCCCGAGCGCGGCTCTAAGCCTCTCGGAGTCTTGCCTGAACTTCTTGAACTTCCTGGAATCAGCCGCCTTTTTCACTTTTGCCACGATGCCGTTATCCCCCTCCATGCTTCCCTTGACATCATGACGGATCAAGTCTTCCATCGCCTTGGCGAGTTCTCTAGTGGTGTAACCGTTGTTCAAGTTATACAAGGAGTTATACATCCTTGATAATTGAGCGTTGGTTAGGGTGGGGATATTGGAACGATTCTGGTCCATGATGTCAACCATGTAGGAGAGGGGACTTTCACCGGTCGGGTGTAGTAACGTGGCGTCATCAAGCTCCATGTTCACTTGTTGTTCTATACCTTCCCTCACCTTCTTGGACACGTTATTCAGGCCCATGTCACCATTCATGAACTCGTCAATCATGTCCCCGATCATGGTAACTTCTTCCGGCGTGATAGCACCTTCCGAGGCCATCCTTGCCACCTTGTTACGTATGTTAGTTAACGACCTCATGTACTTGTTAACCTCGTTGAACGTTGGCATATCCACGAGGTTATCTCTTATCACGTCAAGTCGATCACCTATATTTGATATGTATTTTCTCACGGAATTCAAGTTCCATCCCTTGACCGTGTCATTAGAAACTTCCTCCGGGTACCTGTCTATAAGGTAATCAGTAGTCTCGGAAAACCTGCCTTCTATCATGTCTGATATTATATCATCACGAAGGGCCAAGTCTTCCTGTGACATCTTTCCAGGGTCCATGTCAAGAAGCCTGTTAACTTTTTCTTTTCTCTCTTGACTTAAAGAAGACTTGTTAACTTTCGATCTGGCTTTATTGACGTTAGACTCTCTTTCCTCGACGGCGAACTTGGCCTGTTGATCGGTAACGTACTTGTTAATTTTGTTAATCAACGATTCAAATTGCGCCCTGCTATTTATCCCCCTCGACAAGCTCGACATTATCGACTTGTACTGGGATTGAGACAACAACTTCTCGCTTCCTTTTATCGCTTCTCGCACCTGACGAATCTTCCCCTTCAAGTCAGAAGCACCCTTGGTGTAAGCGCTAGACGCTATCCTGTTAACCTTCGTCTTGATCCTGCCAAGGTTATCTTTTGGAGTGATATTACTAACACCAGAGGGTCTCTTTATGTAAGGAGAGTTATCTCCAAGGACGAGATCATGGTTCTCGTTGAATTCTTTGTTAGCTTGCCTCTTCTCTTCTTTAGATAACGCCTTGTAGGCGTCACTTGTTTTAACTCTAGCCCAAGCCATGTCCTTTGCGAAAACGCCACTGGAACTCTTGTTCTTCGAGTACCAGTCAACTGCCTCGTTCATCGGCAACTTATCAATGGTGGGAGTCTTGCTTACTTTCTCTTCTTGTTGCTGGAGTGTACTTTCAGTCCCGTTGACTTCTGACACACCGCCCACGGGTTCACTTTCTTTCCTGACTTGCTGTTCTGTGCCTTCACTTTCCGAACGCACCTCTCTAGTTTCGCTGGCATCTTGCTTAATTTTACCTTGTTCAACATTATTTTCCTGGATGGGGGTGAGGGTATCGTAGTCAACCACCGACACGTTTCCCTCGGCATCCTCCACTTCTATCTTTCCTTCTTCCACCACGTTTTCAGTGGCGGTAACTTCTTTACCGTCAAGGATGAACTTGTCTCCTTCCGCCTGGAAATTCTTGTCATCCATGATCTCGTTGTAATTTTCAACCAGTTCCATGTTCTTGTACATGGAAGTGTACTGGAAATATTTTATGGCATCATGGGCAAGGTCTTTTCTCTTCTTCACCACCTCCCCGCCTTTCGTTGCCTCGTCATAATACCCGTCTATCGCAGAGTTTATCTCGTTGGCTATCGCCTCGTGACGTCTTTCTAGCGTTAAAGTACCGTCATTCATCAGGTTATCTATCTTCTCCTTCAAGGCGGAAGGTAACTTCTTCCCGTAAGAATCAGACTTGTAAAGAGTCTTCCCCATGCTGGGTTGTTTACTTATGGCGTTAACACCCAACCCGACAGCCCCGAATCCAAGTGACATTAAACCTATCGAGTACACCATGTTCAGGTCTTCTGGCTTGTATATCTCTCTAGTGAGATACCCTGATTCTCCCCTGTCTATCGCCGTGAAACCGCCCCTTATCAAGTCTCCAACCTTTTCCTCTCCCATCTCTCCTATCGTCCCGGCAACCCACCCGGAGAATCCTCTTTGACCGTAACCGGCGTAACCTCCACGATACATGAACTGGTTGAAACCTCTTTTTAACAAGTTACCCCCACCCCGTACACCGGTAGCTTTTGGAGCTTTCCCCACGAAAATTCTTTCCGTGAAATTCTCGATCACGAGGTCGTAGTAATTATTGAATAGCGCCTCGTTTACAGGCATGCCGTTCGCCACGTCATTACTAACACGAGAATAAAACGTGGGTTGTGCGAGAACCTGAACGGACGAGTCGAAAGCACTTTTGGCTACTCTTGACGACAACTTCCCGGCACCTGACGCTAGCCTGGTACTGGCCACCTTTGACGCCGCACCGGAAACGGTCTTGGCTAGAGAACTGGAAGATATGGTTTTAACAAGATTAGTTGCCGTCGCTTTTGATAACAACTTGCTAGCACCAGATGTTAAAGCCGTTCTTACCCCACCCGTCACGGCACCTGACATGGCGAACTCGACCATGAAACCGACAGACTCGCCGGTCATCTTCCCGATGTCAAACCATTGTCCAGTTTGTTCTCCAAGGACTTCTAGCGACCTTGCGTTCACGGAGAAAGATTCTAGCAAGTTTAACTCTTCCGGCGTCATCTCTTGCATGGCTATACCAGACACCATGTCGTTAAGTTTCGCTTCCTTGACAGAAGATTCCATCATCGTGTCGGGGGGGATTACCTCTCCATCAGAGGACAGGTAAGAGGTGTTCGGTCTCAACTCTGGATGATCCTGTAACACCCTGTTATACATGTCACCAAGTTTATCGTTAACCTCTTTCATCTTGCTATCTCTTCCCACGTTACTCATGGTCATGGCTATGGCAGAGAAATGATCAACTATACCTTCCTTGGCACCTCTCAAAAACTGGTTCCCTCCCTCTTTTAATTTCTTGGCCAGGTCAAGGTTCTCTCTCGTCATGTCATTGAATAGCTGGGCGGCGTTCATGAACGCACCCTCTTTCTGTAACATGGCTAGTGCGGCTATACCTCCCACCCCCGGTAGCCCGGCACCTATCGCCACAGCCTTGTTAGCGGTTTCCGCTCTCTTCTTGGCACGTTCACCGGAAGTTCCCTCGTACACGGCGCTCGTTTCAGCCGAAACCTTGTTCAATTTCTTGTACATCTGGTCTATGTCAGGGGCAAGATAATCGGCATCCCTCGGGTCCATGTAAGTACCTTCTAGCATCACGCCATACCTTTCCAACTCTTCTCTAGGCACTACGTACGTCTTCGAGTCCGGGTCATAAACCATGCCGACGCTATCAGCCACTCTCTTTGCGTACTCGTTTAACTCGTTCTCTCCCCCCTCTCCCAGTTGTATTGATTTCCTCGTTACCCTCTCGGTAAACAGCTCGTTCTTCTGGAAGGGGGTAAGCTCTCCTTTCGACTTGTACCAGTCTTCAACGGATCGTATGGAAGTGTCAAGGCGGAATTCCTGTCTCTCGTCGTATCCTTCCGGGAGTAAACTTTTCTTGACATCATCCGTCATGTAATCCATCATTGACTTGGCGTAATTGGGGTCCACCACGTTATACTTGTCAAACAAGTTATTCATTGTATCCTCGGTGACATCCCCTGCTGTACCGCCGAGATTGATTGATATTTTCTCCATCAATCTCGTGGGATCACCGCCGGTTGACTCCCATATATCGTCAACGTCCGTGTCCGTTATTCCAGAAGCGTCCATGCCTTGATACGTGGCTATATCCACGAGTATATCCTTGTACAATGACTTATCAACTTTTCTTCCGTCATTCATGGTCATCTATTTTAATCCATTCACGAAATCGTTAACATCTCTTTTAACACCGGGAGCGTTAGGAGTGATCATGGTACTGGTGTTATTCCTGTACCTGTAAAAATTCGGGTTTGTCTCCATGCCGTAACTACCTCTCGTGTATATGCCTGTTAACTGGTTTAACGCAGAATTCAATTGCTCGGCGGCAGATTTAGCGGTACTAAGGTTGATCTTCGCTATCTCGTTTCCAGTGGCGGGGTCTTTTATCACTAGATAATTACCCATGTAACCGGACCATAAACCACCGTTACTCCTTCTTGATTCAATAGATATTACTCCTGAACTCTTGGCTCCAGCTATAATATCTTCCACGTTTTTGACGAAATCCTCGGGTTTATAGCTTTCAGGAGATGATAGCGTGGTGGACGCTAAATCTTGCAACTTGGAAACAACCGGGCGCATCCTGTTATAAACCGGGTTCTTGTTTTCATCCCTCCCCGCTACCGGTTCGACACGGGGGGAGACGTTATAATTATACCAGTCTCTCAAGTCAATATCAAGGATTTTCTCCTTGGTTTGAGCGCCTGAATTGTAGTAATTAGCCAGTATATCGTAAGCTCTCTTCACGCTAGACGGGTCGTTAGCATCAAAATTAATCGTGAACGGTTGATCGAAATTAACCGGACGACCCTGTTTCTTCTTGCCCTCTCCAAGGAAGTGGAACGTGGTGATGTCTCCCTTCGCCGTGATGTCGTTCAGTTGAGCCTTCCTGTTCACTCCGTTATCATCAATGTAGGCTGATGATTTATTCCCGACGAACATTTGAATCGCCTCCTTATGCCCGTTAAAGGCGTTGGGGATGGCGTCCATGACCGGTTCAATGAAACGGTTGTCACGAGAACCACCCCCGTAACCCTGGTAGCTCGGGTCTTTCTGTAACGATTGTTTCACGTTCTGGTCTGCCGCCATGGCCACACGATCAACGAAATAAGCCTTGGCTTGCTCGGGAGTGTCCCACAACCCTATCGTGGCACCTTTCTGCATGTAAGGATTAGTTTCGTAATTATTACGGAATGTTGCCTCCCAGTAATCACCCGCTCTTTGCTTGATATTGTTAAGATTGGTGGACTCTATATTGAGTATATTACCGTCAGGGGTTCTCTGGAAACTTCTAACCACCGAATCACCTATCTGTTTAATAGAGTTATCCATCAACCCGTCAAGGTCCACGAACGGTTTCAGTCTACCGCTCAACTTGGCCTGTAACTCAGCCGGTGAACCGGTAGCGAGAGCCTCGCCGTTCTTGTCGTACATGGTGAAGTTCAGCATCCCGTTCGCGTAGTACATGTCGATCATGCCTCCCAGGCTGTAAATACCGTTACCCTTGCTCTTGACCCCTTCCTTCCCGGCAAGTAATATAGCCTCGTTCAACGCACCGATCAACCCCACGTTCATCACGTCATCGATTCCCCCCTTCCCCGTCTTGGATAACCCTTCAAGGAAAGTCTGGAAACTCTTCATCTGGTTCGTGTAAGAAGCTGCCTTGTTCTTCATGTCACCGATCTTGACCATGATCTCCGATTTACGGGTGGGGGTGATAAGCGGGTTCGCCAGCTCCCTTCTCATGTCGGCTATCTCTTGTTGCGTGTGTTCCATGAGGATAGCCACCCCTTGCTGGTCAAAGGCTTGTGGCTGCAAGTTCAAAGCCCCCGTGGCCAGCTTGTCGAAATCCTTCAAGTTAGCCTCTAGCTTTTGCTGCGCCTCTCTCGCCTGCTTGGCGTACATTTTCTCCTGTTCAAGACCGAAGGCACGCAACGCCATGTCGATGTTAAGGGCGTTCATGCCGACCTGACCGAAATCAGCCTCGACAGGCTTCACGCCCATGTACGCCTCTCCTGTATATTGATTTGCCATGTTATATCTTCTTGTAATCGTAAGTTGGTAATTTCAACGCCTGCGTCTGGGGGATGGTGGTGTAACCTACCCCTTGATTGTAACCGTAACTGTTACCCGCCATGTCAACTAGCGAGCTAGTAGCCACGTTCCTGTTCATTACCGTCTCCGCCGAGTTGATCTGGCTGGTGGGGGTGGGCATAGTCGTGGTCGTTCCACCGCCTCCAAGGTTCCATCCTGATGCCATGCCGGCTATCGCTTGAACACCTCCTAGAGCTTCCGTCATCCCGGCGTATTGCCCCTGTCTTCCTGCCTCGTACAAGGCACCGTACCCGGCAAGCTCCCGTTGTTCACGGTTCTCTCTAGCCTGGAACTCCCTGTTCTCCTGTTCAGCCGCCATGATGGCTTGCTGCTTCTGTAACTCGTACAACTGGTTCTGGAAGTTAGCTGCCAGTTGTTCCTCTTGAGCGTAAGTTTGCTCCTGTATGCCGGGAAGTAAAGACAACCCCCTCGCCCCGGCAGAGGATGCCTGTTCTGAATAGTTAGCCGACTCTTGCTGTACCCTCTTCAATTGTTGAACGTACTGGTCGGTTGGCGTGTCTACCGCCATGAGATAGTTGTTGAAATCTATCTCTTGACGCTGGTAGTTGTCAATGTTCTTCTTCGCTTCTCTCGCCTGTTTCGCCTCTTTCACGGACTTGGCTACCCCTAAACCCGTTGATGCTAGCGCCGTTCCGGCGAGGATGATAGATGTCGCTGCTGCCATCACTTTAAAATTTTAATCATTTGAACCATGTTCGTGTCACTAATCTCGAAACCACATTTCTTGAGGCCGTTCACGAGACCGGCATCGTTAGAAGTGGTAAATATCGCTTCCACGCCCGTTGCCCGCAGCATGGATTCCAATTCCCCAACCAAGAATTCTTTCGCCCCCCTCTTCCGGGAAACGTCGATCTTCTTGCTTGTCAATAACCATTCTAGCCAGCATATCCCCGTTCCTGTCATGTACACGAAAGCCACGTACAACGGGCCTTCATCGTCTTCCACGATACAACCGGCGGGAAGAAAGGACGGGGGTACTGGCTTCCACCCCCACTCTTCCCACCATTCACTTATCATGGCATGATCTGACGGGTCGTAATTCCTGATTTTAAATTTTCGATTCATCTATATCAAGTTGTATTGATTTAACGAGTAACTTCTCTTTATCAACGCTAAAGTACGAAATTATTTCGAGATATTTTCCCCTGATAGCGTCACCGTTAACCCCGTCATCAACCTTGACGTAAAGCACCTGACCTTCCTTGATGTCTACCGGGTCTTCAAGAGTTATCTCGTCATCGTTTATCCCCTTGACGCGAGATACCTTTTCCCCGTCCTTGAACACGTCAAGCCCGGTATCCACGAGGTTCGCCGTGTAAGTCCTGAAAGTGTCAAGAGCCTCCTCGTCGCCAGCCGCCACGTAAAGCAATACCGGCTGGGACGTGCCTTCCGCCTTCGGGATGAACGATTCTAGCAAGTTCTCCTTCTTCTTGAAGTAAGATTGATCTATCGTTCTCTCCAAGTCAAACGTCTTGAACGTCGTGGTGGAGGGTGGGGTGTTGGATTCCATCACGATACTGTTATACACCTTGTTGGAATCCATGTACTCGTTGTTCACTAGATGAATCTTGCTCGTGACGGTCTTGCCCAGTAACAGGTTCTGGTATCCCGGTTCCCCTCCCATCCTTCTTATGATGGTATCCCTCGTGGAGAAACAGTAAGCTCCGGCTCTCGCCATGAGGTCAGGCGCCATGTCGTAGAATGACGTCCACCCGTCAACCGGTTCCATGAAGTTCACGCAACAATCCTTCATCCCCACGATGTACGAGGATGTCTTGGGATCGTAAGCGCCACACTTCACCCCGCTCGTGGTTAGCTTGTCGTGAAAATAGTTAAGCATGCCGTAAGAGCTGACGGGGAACAACCCGTTGATGCTCTTCCGTATCACCTGACCCGTGTTCGTGTCAACGAAGAACCGGGAGTTGCCGTAACGTGAATAAGTCTCGTAGTGAGACATCCCGTAATCCTCGGCGTACTCTTGCTGCTCCCCGAAAGTGTCTTCCGACTTCGCCACGATAGGGCTACCGGTGGCGGAATTAAGTATATTCTTCTTGTACATCACCCGGCTGCACTTGTTCCTCTGGTACACGTCTATATCGGAACCTATGTCATCAATCTTCACTATCTCGCCGTATTTCTTGGAAAGATCGGTGTAATTGATCAGGGACTGGTTGAACGAGGCTAGACCGTTATCTTTCGTGTCCTCCACGTACGGCTCTGACACGGTAAGAGACGCGTACCTGTCCTCCCGGCTGTAATTATCCGATATGGCGTTCGGTCTTCCCAGAGTGGTGAACAACGTCCCGTTAGAGAACTTGTTTATCTCTCGTGCCGGACCGGTGGTAATCATCACGTCCCCGTCGCTGTCTAGGACGTAAGAACCGGCAAGTCCAGCCTCCACGTCATGAATGCCGGGTATCTCTTGATAAACCACGGTATCGTCCTTGGTCTCGTACATGATAAGGTAGAAAACGGACGTGGTCCATCTCGATTCCTTCTTGAGTATGTCGTCTTCCGTGTACCCTTCCTTGGCTGAGGGTTCTATGATCAAGTAACGACCGTTGGGAACGTCCACCTTGTCAGGGTCTCCCATGTCAACCTTGGTCCCGTCTGACAGCGTTACCGATAATTTTCCCGGTTCTCCCTGCACGATCACCTTGTCTTTCACCTCGAATATGTAACCTTTCGTGGATACCTCCGTGGCTATCGTCTCCATCTCGGAGACCAGTTCCAGCTTGTCGCCGGGGGTGGGGACTATCCACGGCATGGATGTTATCTCTAGGTAAAACTTCCCGTTTATCACGTAAGCGTTATCGAACCCGTCGATCACGTCGAATAACACCTTCGGGTTACGTCTGGCGAACTTGAACTTGGTCGCCCATGACGGGGCCTTCCCCTTCACCGTCACGGTAGCCACCCTCCCGATATTAGCGGCGTCAGCGTTTATCCTAGGCACGGTCACGTCAACGGGAGCCAGAACCGGGGAACATCTACCGAAGTCATCCATGAAGATGATCCCGTACCCTTGAGTGGTACCCGTTTTAAGCGAGTACGTGGTGGAAGTGGTGGGGGTATTGTTTATCTTCACGTCTAGTGACACGTCTGTATCAATATCAAAGCCGTCAACGTAACCACCGAACAACAACGAGTTCTGTATGATCATGCAGCTCCTAGCCATCATCGGGACGTTATCGAACAGCTTGTTCACGTCCTTCATCGGGACGAGGGGGTAATTACCGGAGTAAGAGAACTTGTAGGTGTAGTCCACGTTATCTTCCAACCCCAGTTTCTTCTTGTCTATGGTCTTCACCTTGTACATCCCCGCCCCCGTCTTCATGAGTATCTCTATCTTCTCCACGTGTTCGTTACCGGTGTTCACCGTCACGTTCACGGCGGAGGTGGCGTTACTGATCTCGTTAAGCGTCTCGTTAGAGTACGATCCACGCACGTAAGACACTGACGCCCCCACCACTCCCTCGTGAGAGTAGTTGTTTATCTTGGTTATCGACAACCCGTAGTTCTGGGAGGCGAACAGGTAAGCCGTGTTACCGTTGATAGCCGTCACGTAGAACGTCCTACCGTCAGGGGACATGGACATCCCGGTCACTTGATAATTCTGCGGGTCGCTCACGTACTGGGGGGTGACCTTCGACATCGTTTTACCGGAGTCTTTCGAGTAGTATATGGTGTCAACGGTCTTGCCAGCAAGGGCGAAGAACTTCCCGTTAGAAGAACAACACATGAACTCGTTGACTAGGGAGGTGGATACAGTGGTGAAGTTCTTCCCGTAGTTCTCGGATACCAGCGTGTACTTGTTGTCGGTATCGAAGTTCTGGTTACAGGAAATGTACACGACGCTACCGTCAGAATCGCATATGATCTTCACCCCCCTCGGCTTGCTTATTATGGATATGAAGTCATTCAGTTTCACTTGAGTGAACGTCCCGCCTTTCCCGTATTCAGAGCTATAAGCGAACTCGCTCTTGTACACGACGTACACTTGCTTGCCAGTATCGGACATACAGAAACCTCCCTCGTGCTGGTCACCGTCCCCCACGAACCCTTGAATCTCGGACAGGGAATTATCGTTCTTGTTGTACTCGAACAGCATCAACTGCCCGTTATTACTTCCCGAGGCACCGTGAGTTCTAGCGTAATATACCTGGTCCCCAGCCTTGTTGATGTCTCCACCGTCATTCTTGTTATTGAATCCCTCTCCAACTATATCAGCGCTATCATCGCTCGTGTTGAAATGAACGAAAAATCCCTTTCCATTTTGCCCAACGTAAGCGCTACGATTACCGGCGAAAGCGAGGACACCCTCCACCTTGAATTCGGTATCCGTGGCATCGTAAGCCCTTGTCTTGAATGACTTGGTGTAAAACGTGAACGTGCCTGAATCCGGTAGCGCCATGCTCATCTCCTTGGAATTCCAGTACACCTTCACGCCAGACACCGGGTCCATGTAGGAGCTTACTATCTTTATCTTGTTGGTGTAAGCGTAACACTCTACCATCATGTCGTATTCCACCTTCCTCGAATCCTCGTCATCAAGCTCGGACGTTGAAGTGGAATAAGGACTGATGGCTGACGTCTCACGGGTATCGTAAACGTATCGGGCGGCGAACAAGGGGTTGATGTTACGCATCTCCCCCAGCTCCGATTTCTCGGCTATCTCCACGTCAACGGAGAGAGGGGGACGTTTAACCAGCTTCATCGCCGTCCAGTCGTAGAACTTGAAGTAACCCCTCGTCTTGCTGGTGTCTATCTCCACCGGCTCGTTGGTCATCCAGTCGTGGAACACCATGATGTCGTTAAGCATGGCGAAACCGCTAATCCTCGTTTGAAGGTTGAAGGGGGTGATAAGGTCCTGCGTGAGTACCTCCGGCGTGGAATCGTAAACGAAGGTGGTGGGCAGCATCTTCATGGCCCTCGCCTCCATCTTCTCCATGTCCACCTTGTAGATCGTTCCACCGTCATACGAGTCTCCCTTCTTCGGGGGGATGTCGAAACGGAACCTCTTGATAACAACGCACATGTAATGATTGGTCTTCGGTGCCAGTTGAAGCCCGAGGAAACCGTACACGTAGGCTTGATCCTTGTCGTACTCGGTGGACGTCCAGTAGTAATTACCGGAGCCTTGTTCCTCGGTAAGCGGCACCGGTGTTGACAAGGCACGAGCCGAACGGGTGAGGGGGGCGTCTTCCTGAACCTCCACGGCGGTACCCACCCCTATGTACTGGTTGTTGAACGTGATGATGTCTTCCTCCCTCTCGGAGATAAGGAACTTCCATGTTTCCTCGATGTTGTCTATCACGTCCTTGATCTCTTCCTTGGAGGGGACGTACCACCCGAACCCTTGATTGTAAGCTTGCGTGAACACCGATTGATCGTCCTTCTTGTTGTGAAGGAAACATATCGTGTTTCGTAGACCGTCTTCCTCCCGCAAGGTGGATAGCTGGTCAACGAGGACGTGACTTCCCTTCCCGGTAACGGAATCGTATTCCAGTATAGAAAAACCGCCTTGCTTGAGGGCGGTGAACAGGTATATCTTGTTGTTGTACTCGTACATGCCGGCGGTAACCGATCCAGCCGTGAACAGTGGCTCGTCGATGACCACCCTCGTCCCGTCCATGCTCTCGATAACACCGGAGTTCTCGTTATCGGTGTCTATCACACGGACGTTTCGAGCCTCACGGTATTGCCCCTTCGGCATGTAGCGGGGGTCGATGTCCATGTTCATCTTTCCCCCCGAGAAATCTTGTATCACTTTCATAAAGCTCTCAATAACGCTTGAATAATTTCTTCTCTCTTGAAGTTCATCTCGAATTTCGCGTCCTTGTAGCGACGGTTCTTCTCGGCTTTCGCCCGTATCTTCTCGTTCATCGGCACGTTACGTCTTCTCTCGATGAGCCGCCAGTATATGTCAGACTCTAGGTATTTCTGCAAGTACGGGTGAACGTTAATCTTCGTGATGTCCGTGAGGTCCACGTTAGACACGTAGCATATAAGTATGCGATCGTAACCCTCCGGCACGTCGTCGAAGGTGAGGGTGTTGTCCCTGTAATCGAACTGGTAACCGTTCTTGCTGACGAGGAAAGAGTTGTGACGGCACGGCAGCATGCACTCGGCTGACTTCATACCGTTGAGGTCTACCCCCTTCACGATCTCGTAGTCGTTGTTGTCGATCACCGTTTCTTCATCGTTCGTCAGGATGTTCTGGGCGGCGTACACGTCATCGTTCTTGAGCATGTACGAGTACCACGTGTTGATGTTATCGTTGTAGAGGGCGGGAATCTTGTACCCGTCATGCAGGAAGTAGATGGCTATGTAGTCGATGAAGTCGTTGGGCATCCTGAACTTGCCCACGGCGTTCATCTCCCCCTCCGCCTCCTTGTATTGCTTGTCACCCACGTATCGCAGTTCCTCGACCGCTCTCTGGGCGTGTTTTATGACCAGTTCCCTGCTGACACCGTGAACGTAACTGTCCGGGTCAGTGGCGTCTATTAACACCGAGTCGATAATGTCTGTTAGTTTAACGTTCATAGGGCGTTATCTTTTTGAAATTCGTTAGCTTGATCCTGCGCCATCACTTGCATAACTTCAGCCTCCCGCAAGTGGACGCCGAAGCATAACGCTATCTCCACCACGAGGACGTTAAAGAAGTGTCTCGTCAGCGTGAAGTCTTGATACCTCTTGTCTGAAGGGTTGAACACCGGTTTCCCCTCCACCGCCACGTAAGTCCACCGTGGCACCGGTGGTATCTTGTAATAATGCACCTCTATGGAAGTGCTGTCCGGCAACACCTGTATACCGTCTTCCGAGACCGAGTAATTAGGGTACGTGTCGGAAGGCCTGTTGTACCTAGAGTTACCTATCATTCTTAGCCGTGCCACGTCTATTAATGTGGCCTCTTTCCCCTCCCTGTACACGGCGTTTAACTTCTCGGTAGGGGGGAAATGGAAGAAGGGGTCATCTTCCCCCTTCTCCAAATCTTCCACAACGGCGAGCTTGTACAAGGTACTTTCAAGAATGTCTTTCGGTATTGCCGAGTATCCTTGCTTGTCCCTGTTATACTTCATTCTCAACCTGTTAGGTATCTCTGAATATATCTTTGACTGGGCTAGCCCGCAAACGGAGTTAAACTCGTCGGGAGTTATGACCCCGTACCCGTTCTTGTTGAGTAGCACGTTGACTACCTTGTACACCTCGTCTATCATTTGTTCTAAGCGTTTAACTTGGTTATAATCTTGTCGTAAGTGGCCCCTCCTTCCTCGGTTGTCATGGCCCACTCGGCGAACTCGGATATGATGTTAAGACCCGGGGCGCAAGTGTAAATAACGCCACCGCTAGTCCAGCTCAATTCCGTCTTTCTAGCGTTCATCTTCAAGATGTTCAACCGTATACCGGACTGAATCTTGAACTTGATCGTGTTTCTCTTGTCACCGAACATCTCGATGATCTCCCGGGGGTTAGTCCCGGTCTTCATCTTGTCAAGAATACCGGCACGAAGGATGGTGGGATTCATCTCGGTGGTGACTCCCTTCAAGGTGGCGTAAACGGCCTGTAACACCTCGAAGTCTGATGTCTTGCAAAGCTCGATCACGGTACCCATGTCAGTCCACATGCTCTCCTCGATGGCGGCGTCAGCCTCCAAGTCCTCCACGTAGAACACCTTGTTCTTCCCGTAGAAAGGGTGTAGCATGAGGAACATCTGTAATCCCCTGTCTTCAGGGTAAACGGTCCAACGGTCTCCCGGGAAATCTACCCGTCTAAGCTCTACCGGTCCATCAATGTTCTGGTCATTCTCGATGGCGGTGGGGGATACCGGGGTGTAACGGAGGTTGAAAACGTAAGTCTCCCCGTTCTTGCCGGTGTACACGTGACGTGTCTTCGGTCTTAACGAGTGATTGTTACGCTCTCCTGTAAGCAGGAACGTTAAAGGCTTCTTCCCCAACCCCCTCTTCTCTAGGTCGGCGATAATTTGCTCTTTAGCCTCTTCTTCCGTGATTCTCTTTGTTTCTTTTACTGTTGCCATATTCGATTCAATTAAAATTAGATTTCAAATAAAAAGGGGGAGGGGTTATTATTCCCTTCCCCCGAGGTTTAATATTTAAGGTCAATTAAGCCTAGGCTGACACGCCCTCGAAGATTGCCCATTTCTTCAATCCAACGCAACGCAATCCCCATTCAGACAACCAGTCGATACCGAACACGTCCCAAGTATTGGTAGCGTCAGGCACGTTCTGTGACCCGTGGAAAGTGGTTACAAGCTCGCGGCTGTATCCCGGCATTCCCTTGTACAACTTGGTCAAGTACGGGGCGTTGATCGTGCTGTTCTGACCGCTCAAGTCACCGTTGTAACCGGTGGTGATAGAAGCACGTCCTAGCGGTACCATAATACCGTGGATTTGGTTCTCTGCGGCGAAGTTATCCGGGTTCAAAACGGTCGGGTCTTTCAACAGTTTCCACGTGGTCTTGTAGAACTCGTAACCACCCATCTTGAAGGCGTCGAAACCGAAGTCAAGCATCCGTTGCTTGTTATCGAAGTAACCCCATGTAGCGGAACCGGCCCCACCAACTTTAGCTAACCAGTTATCGATTGACAACGATGCCTCGGTAGACAAGTACAACAAGTTGTAAGTCTCGCCGTTAACCTTGTCAAGACGCTTGATGATTGACTCGATGTCGGCAGTCCCGGCGATGTTACCCTCGAAGCTGTTACCACCGTTTCTGATCTGGTCGAACACTCCCTCGATACCACGGAACCCTGCGGTCTTGGCGTCAGAAGCGTCAACGGCTTTCTTGCCAACGAACGCTTGAATCTCCATTTGATCCAGCATTCTCTCTCTAGCCTCCTCGATCTCTGCGCTCGTCCAGAATGCGTTCCCATCCGGTGTTTTCAACCAAGTTGCGTCGCACATGTCGGAACCGTTGATCTCGAACATGTCCTTACCGATGATAAGGGACGTGCTACCGATCTCAACCTCACGGGTCAAGGCACGGGTCATACCCGGCGTTCCCTTCTGGAACTCGTAACCGGCAGCCATGATGGTCAACCCGGTAGTTCCAACGGTCCAGTCGGCACCGTCATATGTTTTAGCGGTAAACTTGCCAGCGTCGTAATCGTCCGGCACGCAGATACCGTAGTTCACTTTCTTGCCGGCCTTGTCGATAACCATGAAGTTCTCGTTCGGTCGGATGGTGTGAGCGGCGATCGTGAACACGTCACCGGCACGGGTAACGCCTTCCAGCAATTTACGTCTACGTCCGGTCATCCCGAAGAACTGGGTGTCGGCGGAGATCATCTCCTTTTGAGCGTATTTATCAAGGAACCCACGGATCGTTTGATTACCGTACTGGTCGATGATTCTGTCCTTCAATGAAGGGTAAAACTTGGTCGTGAAGTCATATAGACTCATGTAGTTACCGGAGATCGGTTGAACTTTAATGTTCGGATCAAGGTAAAAATCTGATGTAACACTTGTAAGCATAATATTCTATCTTATAAAGTTCTTGTCTTTGAGGAACCTCAGGAACTCGTCCTCCGACGGACCCTTGGCATCTCCCGGTTTGGGGGCGTCAGTGGTGGCGTTGGACTTCTTCTTCATTTCCTCCTCGACAGTATTCGCTTTCACCGCCTTGGCGTGTTCTTCCAGTATCTTCGGCAATTCCATCCCGGCGGTGATAACTCTTACCAGGTTGCCATAATTGAAGGTACCGTCCTCGTTCTTGAAAGTCCCTAGCAGGGAGTCGATCCCGTCAAACACTTTATCGTATCTTGACTTGTCACGAATCTCGTAGCTGAAACCATCAATCTCGATCTTATCAAGACTTGACAAGGCTCCTTTCGCCCCCTTCACCCATTCTTCTTTTCCCTTGTCAACGTTCTCCTCCACACGCTTGAGAGGAGTCTTGTATTGCTCTTTCTGGGCGTTGAAATACTTTCTAGCTTCCTCGGCCTTGGTCTTCAGGCTAACCAGCTTTGACCTGTTCTTGCGGTCAATTGCCTTTCTCTCGTCATCTAGCATGTCCTCGGTCACCTCCTCGGTCTGGAAGTAGTCTTCATACATGACTTCAATATCCTCGTTGTCTAGTGACGGGTATTGAGTCTTGAGGTACTCCTTGACAACCTTCTCGTTAGGCTCGTTGTCCCAGTCTTTCTGTACCTTGAAGTAATCGTCCACTCCCCTCCCGGTTTCCCGGACGAACTTGTCGATGTTAGCCACGTCAGGACTGGCGTAATCAACGGGTTTCTCAACCTCTTTTTCCACCTCTCGAATCTCTACCAGATCATCCCACGTCTTCACTTCCTTACCTACCTTACCGGCTAGGTATCCCAGTATTTTCTCTTCCGGTACCTTCGAGAAATCTATTTCCTGATCATCGACCTTGTTGACATCCTCTACCTTGTCGGGGGTAGGGGCGTCTGCCTTGTCTTCAACTTTCGGTTCCGGTGCGGTTTCTCCCTCCTTGGCGGCAGGGACTTGCTCTCCCGGCTTGAAAGTTATGTCTTTCAGAATTTCATCTAACTTTCCCATTCGATTTGAGGCACTTACATTTTCATGTATTGACGCTTCACCGGAACGCTACTTTTTAGGTCAATTTCTTGACGGTCATCCATAGTTGGAACCTCCACGTCCGAACCCCGGCGTGCCACCGGTTTATTGTTTAACAATAAATTTAATTCAATTCTAATTCTTACACAAATATATAGAGAAAATCTATAACAACAAAGCGTTAAACGATTTTCTAGGTTTCTTTTATCTTGATCCCGTGTACTTTAAGCATCAACTTGCGCTTTATCTTGTAAACGTCAGTGCGGAATCCCTTGGTGTCTTCCACCACGGTTTCCCCCGTCTCGACGTCGGTGTACACGAAATCTGCCACGTACTTGCAGGCAAGCTCCACGCAGTGCCTGTTTTTACCCTCCCCCTCGAACTGTGCGGGTATCAACGTGTAAGTGACCTGTTCTTGCAAGTCCTTGATCTTTCCGGCCTTCTCCAGTAGCTTGAGGGTGGCGGCACGGGCGGCCTCCTTCTTCGAGGCGTGACCACCTGACTTGACATTCCCGTATTTAGACTTCCCTCTCATCCCCTAGCCCTCCTGTCTCCGGCGGTACCGTTCTTCCTGCCACGGTTGGCGGAAGATGACGTGTACCGTTTCGTTGCGTGATCGTAGTCCTTGCCAGCACGAGATGACTTCCCGTGCTTCTTGTCATGCTCACGGTTACGCTGGCTAAGCTCTGACCGTTTCTTCCTTTGCTCCGGTCTACGGTTAACCTCGGTATCCGTTTTTTTCTTCTTCTCTCTAGCCTCCGGGTGATCCCGGTAATACTTGGCGGACCTAGATAGTTCCGACCTGTCCTTCTTCGGTGGTGCCATCTCCTGTATAGTTTTGAGTTTGGTTAACTTCTTCCATAGGTGGAATCTCGACGGGTGGGGCGACTTGAACGTCCTGCATGGCGTTCATGCTCTCGAAGGGTATTGTTGACCCTCCCCTCTGTCTCTGGTTGATCATGGCGCTTTGCTGTTGCGCTTGCTTGTAGGTGCGGGCGTCCTTGGCCTGTTCCTTGTACTGGTTCGACTCGGCGGTCACACGTGCCTGCAAGCCTAGCTCCTGCATCCGCAACTGGTGTTTAACACGTTCCAGTATGATCTCTCCCTCCACCTTCTTCTCGTTTATCTGTATCTCCGATTGAGTCTTGAACTGTAATTCCTGACCCTTGGCCTGAATCTCCATCATCAGGGATTGCTGTTTCTGTTGCTCGACGGCAACCTGCGCCTGCGCCTGCATCTGGGTCTTCATAGCCTCCATCTCCTTCTGTTTCTGGAACGCCTCGTCCTGACGTTTCTTCATGATGACCTTCAAGTACTTGGACGCCATCTTGATGTTGTCGATAGACAGGATGTCCATCCTATCGGCGAGGGTGATCTGCCCGGCTTGAACGGCGGCCAGTATCACTTGATCCAGCTTGGCCTTTTCCTCGGCGTCTGGGGCAACCTCCACGATCACGTCCAGGTTGTACTTGTACAGGGTCTTGTAGTCGTCGATAACATCATCTTCCAGCAAGTAAGACATCACGTCATCGGAGAACGATTCCTTGTACATCGACATCTGTTGCGCCCTGTTCAGGCTAACCTCCCCCGTCCCCTTCTTTATGGACATCAGTCCCTCGAAGATGTGCTTGGTGGCGGTGTTACTCATGTTAAGGGCCATCTGTTGCGTTCCAACGAGCGCCCCGTTAAGCGGTGCCGAACCGTCACGTACCCTGTTAACGCCGGTAACCTCGTAGCACATGTTCATGTTCTGGTTGTAGGCGTTGATAAGCTGCATGAGCTTCTGACCGTCAGACGTGGGTATGTTACGAAGGATGTTTCCCTGCAATATTTGATCGTCGTCGTAAGCCGTTCCCTTGTACAGCAAGGCTCCCGTCTGGTACATCATGTCCAGAACGTCGGAGGGGGTGAGCTTGGCGCCGGTGCCGATGTCTATATTCATCAGGGCGTCAACGTTGATCTCGAACATGTCAGGTTTCATCTTTGAGATCAAGTGTCTAAGCTTCAACACGATAAGGTGTATATCCTCGGCGTAAGACTTCAAGTTCTCGACGATCGATGGTACCGTCAGCTCGTAGATGATGTACGGTGCCATCACGGTGTTGGCGTTGTTCACCGGCCGGATCATGTCACGCATGAGGTGGTAGTTGAACACGAGGTTCATGCCTAGCACGTAGTAACCCTCGAACCACACGTCGTACTTCCCTTTTATCATGCGGGAAGAGGATTCTTTCGGTAGAACGTAGTCCTTGTCCTTGGGGATAAGGTTGTTCCGTTTCCTCTTGTACACCTCGTCCATCGTGGTCTTGAAGGTGAAGTACATTACCGTGAACAGGTCATCATCGTTAGCCACCTCGTCCGGCTTGAACCGTTTATCACTCACCCCCCTCGCCAGGGCCTGGTACGACACCTCTCCACCACTCATCCTCACGATTTGCCCGGCGGTCATCTCCATCATCTCGGCGAAGTAGTAACACCCCTTCTTGTCACGGGTGTACAACGGGTCGTACGAGTATAACAGGTTCTTGCAATCAACCCTTCTCATGACCACGCCGTAGTTTGGATCGGACTCCACCCGTATGGCGGCGATGCCGTTGGTAACGAGGTCTTCCGCCACCCTGTTCTGTATCTCACGGAAGTAGTTAAGGTCGAACACCCTGTTAATGATGATCTCCGACGCTATCTCCTTCTTCTGCCTGTACTCTAGCTGCATGTGAAGGTCTAGCTCCTCCTTGGAATCAGGCACGTAATCAGGCACGAAGTTGATACCGGTGGCTATCGTCATCTCCTGCGTGAAGTCTTTAGTTAGCATCTCGGTTTCCAGCCTCTTGCGGTACTTGTTACGTTCCTCCCTTGACATGATGTCAACACCCTTGGTCTTGATCTTGAACATGTCGGCGGGGAAGGAGTCCTTCACCACGTTAACGAACTTTGGAACCACGGAGGTGAACTCCCAGTTAAGTGACAGGTAAGCCTGGTCCTTCGGGATGTTAAGCATGTTCTTGAACCTGTCGATGTCCACCTCGTTATTACGAAGCGCCTCCAGTTCCTCGAACTTCTTCTTCCGGCTGGTGTAATCGTTCCCCGTGATCCACTCGAACTCGATATACTGGGCGTATTCTAGCCCGTACGATTTGCTTTCCTTCTCCTCGTTGGAAGCCTCCCTGTTCGGGATCGTGACGTTTCTTCTTTGTCTATCCATTTTTTAACTTTCCATAAGTTCCAACATTCTCGTATATCCTGAACATGGGTCGTGTTGCCACCGGTTCCTCTGCCTCCCTCTGGCGTCTCTTCTTGCGAGTGTTACCTATGAGGGCGTACGCTGACGATATGGAGGCGTCACGCTTGGTCCTGTTCTTGTCATCGAAAGCCAGCCAGTCTTCCAGCGTGGCGTTAAAATACATTTCAGAGCTGCCGACGTTGTTCTCCACGAAGGATTCTATGGCGGCGTTTATCATCTGCGAGACGTTCTCTGACGTGGAAGGCATACCTCCCCTCACCCTCTCGTCTTCTGACAGCTTGTCCTTTTCCTTGTCGGTTCTGGTCATGGAGAACTTGCGATACCCACGACGGTACATCTCGTCTATCAGGTTGTTCACGTTATTCTCTATGAGGGCGGGCATCCCGAAGAACACCATCGCCTTGATGGCGTCATCGAAGAATATCTCCTTCGAGTCCGGCCTGTTTATGTATTCAAGGAAGAAGTTAAAGTTGGGGGCGCCGGAAGAGTTTATGCCGGAGAACCCGTGGATCGAACCCTTCGACCCCTTCCCGTCAACGGTCTTGTTCACACGGTACGGGTCTATACCGAAGTTACCGATGTGCCTGTTAAGGGGTATCCACAACCCGTTCTCGAACTTCACGTTGTTCCTTAGACCCTCTTCCGGTAGCCAGCTAACGAGGAACCTTCCGTCCGGCTTGTCGATGAAGATAACGTGTCCACTATCTGCAACCCCTTGATACCACTCGAAGTTACCACGTCTAAGGTGAGTGCCATCGAGGCTATCGTTGTACTTTATCTGCGCCAGTATGTTAGCCTGGTTGAACATGCACATGTTGATTGCCAGCTTGAACCCGTCTTCCTCGGTGCGGGGGTTCTTCCTGTGTTCTTCCAGTAATAACTTCGGGTTATCCTTGAGAACCTCGTCCACGTTACTCAAGTATGTCTTCACCCCTATCGCCATGTTCTCCCCGTCCATAGTCCTCACCGGTGATTTAGGGTCTTCAACGATCATGTTACCGTACTTGTCTATGAACCCCTCGTAATGCTCGAAGCAGCTTATGAATATCTTGTACAGGTTGGTCACCGTCTGCCCGTTACCGTCACGTTTCCTGGGGTCCGAGTTGTAGTACAAGTACTTGTACCTGTCCCCCGCCTGCGCGTCCGGGTCGTTGGCATCCTTGCCGGTCATGAACTCGATGGTCGAGATCAGTATGGCTTTACCGGTGATACGCCTACCCTTCGTGAGACATTTCCTCACCATCGTGAAATGGGTAAGCGTGTTACCGTTCTGTTTCTTCCACTTGCTGAACTCGTCACCGAAGTAGAACAGCAACGCCTCGCCGTCGTAACTGGACTCGTTGGTGGGGCGGAAGTTTATACGGGTGTTCAGGGCCACGTCCACGACCTCCTTCTCCTGACCGGCCTTCTTGAGCTTGTTGCCCGGCTGGGCGAACTCTAGCTCTGACTTGGACTTCTCGTCCATGCACATCGGCTTGAAGTAGAAGGGGAGGTGGGAGAACATGGTCGTTAACCTCACGAAGTTAGACTTGGCGTCTGTATCCGTCTTGGATGTCATGCCAGACAGCTTGTTCCTTTGCTCTATCGTCTTGCAAAGTATGAACGCCATGATACAATCCGTGGCACCGAAACGACGGATCTTTTCAAGGATGATACCGAGACACCGGTTATCCCTGTACATCGCCTCAAGGAACAGGAACAACTTCCTCTGGGCGGCGGAGTAATAGTAATACCCCCCGTCCGCTCCCGTGTAGCAATGCGTCATCATGAACCAGTGGGCGCCGGTTATGTACGTCGCCACCCCGTTGTTCATGAACCAGTACCCGTTCCGTTTCTTCATGTACTCGGAATCTATGTAATCCTCGTGACGCTTGGCGGTACGAACCGTGAGGTCCCTCGGGGGAGCCTGCCTGCGCCAGAACTGGTCTTGCTTGAACCGCTTTCCCCAGTCAATCTCCGCCTTGATAGGTTTCTTGGGGAGGGCGATACGGATGTCGTTTATCTCTATTATCTCCCCCACCGTGCCTTCCGGGTCTATCACCACGGCGTCGATCTCGGGGCGGTAACCGGAGTGATCCTTCATCCTGGCGAACTTGTCGGCGTACTTCTCGGCGTAACCACCCTTGTAGTCATTCTCTTCCAGCATGATGTCTTCCTCTTCCAGCTTGCTCTTCACGTCATGCACGATGTCCTCGATCTCCATGACGTCGTTGAAGGCTACCAGCTTGGTGTCTATCATGGTGGATATGCTATCGGCGTCGTTACCTATCACGTCCGAGTCCATCACGACGTCTTCCAGCCCGGAGTAGAGGGATTCCACCACCCCCTGGCTGGCGTCTACTATCTTGTCTAGCGTGGCACGAACCCACTTCTCCTGTTTCCTGTCGTGATTGAGGATGGAGCCAAGCATGTTCTTGCAGCTAGTTATCGCTTTCTTCTTTAACTTTATGGCGTTCTTGACGGTGGTTTCCTTCTCCATGACGGCCGTGTCGATGTCCGCCGTGATAACCTTCATCAGTTCTCCCACGGCGATCTTGCACGATTGTATGAATCTGTCGTCACTCATCTTCAAGCTCTCCTATTATCCACGGCGTTTTCATCCTGTACAGCACTCTATCGTCTATCTTGAACTCGTACTCGGAATCAAGGTTGAACACGACGGGCGTGCCGTCATCTATGCCTTGTTCCCGTAACGACTCGTTGGAGTACGTCATGATACCGTGTTGTTTCTTGTATTTCTCGGGGTTGGCTATATCGAAACTCCCCTCCCTCACCCTGTCATTGAGGACGGGTTCAACGTAGCACCACGGGTCAACGGCGATATGATCGTTACCACGCTTCACGAGGTACACGAACTCCACTGGGATAACGAACATGTCATCGAACAGCTCGTTGCTACTACCCACCTTGTTGTCGGTGTACTCCACGCTCCGGCGGCGTACCATGTTGTGGTGGAAGTAAGCGATGTCACCCGGCTTTATCCTCGGGTCCGATGACGTGACCACCTCCCCGTGCCTCACCACGTAGGTCATGTCATCCATCGTGTTGTTCACGTAAAATTTAGTGCCACCGGGGGCGGTTATCGTCGTCTCGTACGTCTCGGGGACGTGAACGATCACCCCGTTAATCCCTTTCAAGTTCCTTTTCATAATCGCTCACGTCAATGGTTAAACTCCCGTCATCGTGACGGTATATCTCCTTCCACACCACGGCCTCGTTGCCGTCTTTCTCCCGGACGTGTATCGTTATCTTGTCACGGTTTTTAAGGCGTTCCTTCTTGATCGAGTGTATGATCATGCTGGTCAAACCCCCACCCCGTGACGTGAACGACAGGGATTGTCCCACCCGGAAACATAACTTCCTGCCGTTATCCATGTAGCTAAATTCTCTTAAATCCATTTCAAATTCTTAGGTACTTGTATTTATATTGACGCTTCACTGGAACGCTACTTTTTAGGTCTATATCTTGACGGTCATCCATAGTTAGTACCTCCACGTCCGAACCCCGGTGTACCACCGGTTTTTATTAAACAATTCTTATTTACTTATTAAAATTCCACCCGCTAATCCTGCCAATCCCCACACCCACCATTTCTCGTACCATTTATCCCTTTCCTTGATGACGAGGGGTTGAATGGCGGTGGTGGTAACGTACGGGTTCTCGTTAACCACCCTCACGATGTACTCGGCGCTACCCATGAACTTCTTCCTCTTCCCGGAAACGAGGTACTGGGAGTCGTACACCTCGAAGTTGTCGAAGTGAATACCGTCCTCCATCACCGTGCCGGAGATGTACCTGTACCTGTTCCTCTCGTGGAAGGGGATGTAAACGTTACGGTACACGGTATCGAACTTTACAGTACCGGTATCCCTGTACACGGTGTTCACCTTGACGATGAACCCCGGTTTCATCCCCTTGATCAACTGTTTCAGGGAATCGTTCTCTTCTAGCACCTTGCTAGAAACAGATAACATGGATAGCTTCTCCGCCACCTCCCGGTTATACTTGTCCTTGTAAAACCTGACGGTGTCTTCCATCGCACGGGCGTTATACACCTCTCCCCCCACCTCTCGGTTCCGACTTATAGAGTTCGAGATGATAAACACCACCAGCACGGTGGCTATCCACGCTATCGCTATCTTCCAGTTACTCTTCATCTACCTCGTCTATCACGCAGATTATTTCCTTGTCATGTATGGCGACGAACTCGTCATCACCGAGGAAGAACGGTGTACCGGCATGGGAGGGGTGAATCACGGTATCTCCCACCTTCACGTCGTTTCTACCGGCGTTCATGGCGACAACATCGCTCTTCCGTGTTAGCTCGTTTCTCGTCTCCGGGATGAATATACTCCCCACCTTTCGCATCTCTTGCTCGGTCTTCTTGATGATCACGTAATCGTTGATCGGCCTGATTCTTTTCATTTCAATTCAATTTTAATTTTTATTATTCTGTTTATCAATTAGTTTAAGTATAAGCTCGTACTTGTCCTTGTCAGACTGGCGCCAGTCTTCAATGCTTTTCCGCATGGCATCCATCTCTAGTTTTATCGTTCTCTCTAAACTCTTGAACTCGGCGTTATGCACGTCCTTCAAGTTAACTATCTCCTTTCTTATCTCGTCATCCTTGAAGTCCACGTACTCCTTGGTAGGCTTGTTGAAACTCGTCGCCATAGCCGTTGTTACCACGAGTGCTACCGCCCCCATCACCGCCTTGGCAACGTTACCTGTCACGTTGTCTATCCAGTTGCTCATTGTCCGAGAATAGTTTAGTTATGGCCTTGGCCATGATTAATAACGCCCCTATGATGAAGTTAAGCCATACCTTCCAGTTGTCAGAGAACGGTGAAGTCGCTATCAACCCTTGCCACATGGGGAGGGTGTAGACGCACATGTCGCCTATCCTCTTTATCTTCCACGGGGTCGGTTTCTTCCAGTTCTTGACGCTAGCTTGCATGACTAACTCCTTTCTTCTATAATTTCCCAGAACACTTCATCACCATCCTTTAGGAATTTCTCGACTAGAGCCTGTATGTCCCTGTCGGCACGTCCCTGTATCGTTCTCTCGCCGGTACGGTTATAAGCGACTAGAGGGCATCCATCGGTATCATCCACCGTGTTACCACCGTGAACCCTTATGCCGGAGAACTTCATCCCGTTAACGTCAACGGTTTGACCCGGCGTGTTGTACAACAAGATCATGTTCCTCTCGTACTTCGGGCTGTAAGTGATAGCGACGTTATACTTGTGGGCGGGGATAGCCGTCTTTCCGGGTATCTTCGTTTCCCTCACGGCGTCTTCAAGCACCCAGCAGAAGTCCTCGCCTTCAATCTCGATCCTGCCTACCGTGGCATCGTCGAAGAACTCTTTTCTTATATGTTTAATCACGTGTTCCATGTTACCACAAATATACGAATTAAATTGTTCCGTAGTATCTAAAAAAGGCCCCGAAAGGTCTAGTTCTCAAGTAATCCATGTTATCACGGTTCTCTTTAGCTTCCATCTCCATCGCAGAAGCGTGGTAAGCCTTGCTGTTGGACTCTCCAACCTCTTTCCCCTTGTCTTTTATAACGTGGTAAATGAAAGATATTAACCACTCCACCAGGTACATGATGTAGTACAGCACGAAAGGCAAGAGGAACGGCAAGAATGCGTACCAGTGGTAGGGGGCGCTGAAAAGGAAACTTGCGAAGTAAGCGATTATCATGCCCATAGTGAAACAATCCTTCCATTGACGAGCGTGAATTCTTTCCTCGTTAATGACGTGATCAGGTAGGTAGTCCTCCTTGGTAAGGATGAACGGCCCTAGCGTTATAGTTGAATATCCCTTGAAGAGGATCAACCTCGCTAACCAGTTGTTGTAATAAACTTTTGTCATGTACATTATAAATTAATTTGTTACTGTTGCTATAAATGTTTGAGTGACACCTTGAAAAGTGAAGGTGAATGTAATATCCAAGAGAGGCCAAGGAGATATGGACAACGGAAGATAACACCCACTCCCGTCAAGATTGTTCTTCACGCTTTTAAAGAAGATATTATTAGTGATTAATGGTAAGGTTATGCCACTATATATAGCACTAGCTTTTATGCTCCACCCCCCAAGATCATCGGTTACTCCCATGTCCGGTGATATAGAACGACTGAAATAAATGGCTGGATTCCCTGACTTGCTTAACGTGATCTTGCTTGTCTCTGACGCCTTGACCATGTTAGGTTTTATATTGTCATTCGTCGTCCCCGTCCCACCGGTACAAGCGTAAGGTATAGTTGTAGCCCACGAGTCTAGCGATGGAGACTTGGAAGTGCTAGGTAACATGTTCCCCCTGTAAGCCAGGAACAACGCTTTTAGCTCGTAATCGGTCAGCTTGCGATTGAAATAGGCGTACTCTTGCAAGTACCCGTTCCAGTAGTCGAGGGGTGGGGTGGTCGTGTAGAAGGCACGCCCTAGCCATATGTTACCGTCCCACGTCCTGTCACGGTCACTGTAACCGACGGGACCGGCGAGCGGGTAATTGGTGGGGTCCATCAAGCCGTACTTCTTACCGTTAACGTAATAATCCATCGTCCCTGACGGGTAGTCGAAAACTACCACGAGGTGATTCCACCCGTTCGTTATCCAGCTATCAGTGTCAGCCTTGCACACTTGATTTGATGATCCGGTGTACGCTTGGAATCTAGTCGGGACGGTGTCTGGACTACCCGGTGATTCCATCCCGATAGCGTACCCTAGATAACTATTACCGCTACCGTGAAGAACCCCTCCCATGATCCCGTTGTACGTCGTGTTGGACGATCCCATGTTGAAGGCGCAAACCGAGATAACGAACGATGACGTTCCCTTCACCACATCCGGCAAGCGAATCGCCTTACCCCCTTCGATCAAGTCAAGACACGGGCTGTTATTGAAACCTGCCGTGTAATACTCCATCGTGCCACCTATCGTGGCGGTGGGGTTGTTACCGTTACCGGAGTAATCGTTTATATCACCCCCGAGCGGTAGGTACACCGTTGGATTTAAAGCTTGAATGATTCCTGATCCAGCCACTGGCCATATCTTTTTACCGTTTAACCACGCTTCTTGTAATTTCTTGCCGTTCAATGCTCCCCCCACGAGCTTTCCTACTTTCCCTAGTTCTATTGCCATGTTATGCGAATTTCAAATACAACCTACCGGTCACCTGTGATGATGATGCCGGTATCGTGTCAACTACCTGAACTGACGTTACCATGTCAGTTGCTGAAACGGTCTCTATACAGTTACTTAACTTCGTGTACTGGGATGATGACATCAACCCGTTAGATGATGATGTCGCCAAACTATACGTCGTGTTCGTTGATGTTATGGTTATATTCCCAGATGCGTCACTGGCTACCGTTGTGGCGCCAGCTCCCACGAACCTAACCTGGTTACGGTACGTGTTATCGTCAGTAACCTTCAAGTAAGGGTTAGAAGCTGCTGCTGTCGCTGCCGTACCCGACGCACCAACGTACAACCTGGTCGTGTAGTGAGTGTTCGTGTCAGTGTCGGTCCAGGGAACAGCCACGTACATTTGACCGCTAGAGTTAAGCTGCACGGCGTAATTCTTTGATGCCAACCCGGTAGCCCCTATCTTCACTAGACCCAGCGTTGATGACGTGGCCTGTGAATAGGTCGTGTTGGTGGTTGGAGGCGTGTACCCTAGAGCCGTAGTCACCATTGACTTGGTGATACTAGTCAAGTAACCTTGTGAAGTCACCCACGATTGAGTAGCGTAGGTGGAGGGTACTGACGTCAAGAAACCGCTATCGTTAGTCAGGTGACTGGTCTTCGTCGGCACGTTCACGGTCACGGCGGAGGAGGTGGGGGTAAACGTCTTGGCGGCGAAAGCACCGGCGGCGAAAGTCAATGCGTATATAGCCTGGTGTGACGTCAGGTATCCTTGAGACGTTACCCAAGACTGCGTGGCGTAACTACCCAAATCGGTCAGTGTCGCCACTCTTACCGTGCTACCTAATGCTGAACCAGTGTAAAGACCGTCCGACATTAATACCATGCAACGGTTATTATCTGATCGTTGGATGAAAGCACCTCCACCCGATTCACTCCAACCCAAAAGGAACTTGTTAGCGCCTTTCACACGGAACGTTTGAGTCACGTCAGCACCTGCGATATCAACGTTATTAACTGCAAACCCTGCTGATCCAACTGGACTAATGGATAATGAACCTGATACCGTACCTCCGGTTAACGGCAAGTAACTACCTAGTTTAGTGTTCACTGCGTCCATCGTGGCCAGCGTGTGTTCGGTTACGGTCACCGCTTCCCCCGCCGTGTACGCTTTATTGGCACCAACCCCCAATTTCAATTTACCATCCACAATCTTCAAGTAGGTGGGAATCACAGTTCCGGCGACAGGCACATTGTATCCTGATGAACCGATATTGGGATTCACTGATTGATACAGTATCAACGCACCACTAGAATATTCAGAGCCTAGACCGACATTCGACGCACCGGCGTAATACAAACCGTACCCCAATTGTCCGCCAGTTGTGTTTCTGGTGTAACCAACCAGCATACTGTCATTTGATTGGATTCTTCCTGATGAGAATATACCGTTGTTTGGAACTAATATTGTGTTCGCATAATTAGCTGACACAAGCAATGAACCAACTTTTAATTTTTTCGCTACTCCCTCATTTAACAGACCTATTTCATCAGCATTTCCTTCTAGGTGCATTCCAGTGTTGCCAAAGAAATAATTGTTACCATAGAATCCATTTGATGCAATAGTTTTAAATGCCCAATTCGTTGTACCCACTGATCCTATTCCTCCTGAAGATAAAGTAACTTGTGTATTAGGAACAATCCCCAGAGTAGGCGCCCTTAACCATGATAATATATTCCCATCAATATATTTCAGGGTTGCGTAATTATTCGAATCAAGCGAATATACTGCCACATTCTCATCTGCGGTCACGACTCTCTTCCAGTTGGATGAATCACCGTACCCTAGGTTGTTGGCGGTTCGGAACCACATGTAACGAGTACTAGCTTCTGCATTGTGGTTAACATCAAAGGCGAGCTGAGGACGAAGGGCAACTTTATTATAATAATTACCGTCTATTTGTAAAACGGCACCATACTTCATGTCGGTGGGGGCGTTAGTATCGTTACCAAGTTCATGATCGTAATTTAATAATATTTTAGGCGAATCCGGTCCTGATAACACGGTATTAAAATCAACATTATTTCCTTTTGGGTTAATAGCAACGAACCCGTACGTCCACTTGGAGGTAGTAGGCAAGTACTGGGAGTAGTTTGACTCGTCAAGTATCTTGTAATCAGTTCCTCCCTTGGAGTGTAACAGGTCAACGGCACCGCTCCTTATCTTGGTAGTTCCCATCCCCCGACCGATATATATTAACTGCTCGTTTACTGCCCAAACTAATGCATTCCCGTTAGAATCTTCTAGTGACCATTTTGCTGGCACATTCAATTTATTATTCCAGAACTTGTAACTAGCACTAGCGTATCCAGCATCACCAACTCTAATATAAGCGTAATTAACCGTGTTATCACTACCATCACCACATCCTCCAAAAGCGATAACAGGTGATGTATCACCTGAACTACCAGAATAGAAATAACATTCTCTTGCCCATTCCCCCGATACATTTCTATTCCACCCGAAACTACCACTACTAGATACCATAAAACTGCCAACTGAAAACTGTCCAGCCGTGAAAGAGTTATTAGCCGTGAAGGTGTTAGCCTCGCTTCTCCTTGCCATGTCGGACACGTCAGGGATGTCAGAGGTGGAGGCGGGGTCGGGGAGGTTGCTGGCGTCCCATACCTTATAATTAGTACTATTCTTGGTATGAAATAAATCAGTGTTATCTCCTCTAAGGTAGAGGGGGGTGGAAATTCTTCCGAATATTGATGAATTAGAAGTTAAAGTAATCGCATCATTTTCACCATCAATCATTGACCATGATTTGGGTACAGTTAGTTTGTTTGTTCTGAATTTATACTGTGAATCATTAACGGTACCATCCCCAACAAGTATCCCAACAAAATCGGTGGTGGGTACGTTATCCGTGGTTATAGCCTTGACACCGAACCTAGCGACCACCACGTTATTGTCGGAAAATTCAAGGCTTCGTATCCAACCCGTGGTACCATACGTTGATCTGGTCACCAAATTTCCAACCGCAGATACATACACTTCGGATTCTGACCCGGCAACAGAGAACTTACCTCCTACAAATGAATTCGTTCCCGTGAAAGCGTTATTCCCTGACTTGGTGGCGGGGTCGGGGAGGTTGCGTTTATCATATATGGAGTATTCATTAAGGGTACCGTTATTATTTACCAAGTGAATCAAATCTGAAACATTTGATCTAATGATTCCAACTGTTTCTTTAGTACCAACCCCCCACCTACTTTCTGATTCTTTTAAATAAGTGAATAGTAACGCTTTGGTTCCATCATTATTATATATACCTTGTAAAGTATCTAAATTACCCGAGTCAGCAATTCTTATAGAACCAGTCATGGTTCCCCCACTCAACTTCAAGTATCCTTTTAGTGATTCAGTGGTTCCGGTGTTAACGGCATCTATGGCATCTGACACGGCCTTGACGGTGGGGGCGTAGTTCGTTTCCTTCCCGGTTAACACGCTCTTGAGGTCGGCTTGATACAATACCTCCGAGTTGTCAGAAGAACGGTAGAACGTGGTAGCCTTCAAGGTGGTATCCATCGTGGACGCACCATTCCCTATCGACAGGTAGTTGGATTTGTTCTCAAGGCGAAGATTCGTACCCGTGGTAGCTATCTTTCCAGTCGTGGATATGTTACCTTCAAAAAGGAACCAGTTAGCGCTAGAGACGAATCTCGATTCCACGGACCCGGTTGAAACCCTTAACCAGGCGTCACGGGTGTTAAACTCGATACCATCACTCCCCCCTTCCGTGATGTAAGTGTGATCGTAAGCGATGTACAACTTCTTACCGATAGGCAACTTGTTAGTCGTCACCACCTTCTTGTTATCGGCATCCCACGACAAGAACATACCGTCAGTTAGCGTGGTGATGTCAGTGGCGTACAACACCTCTGCGTTATCCGATACACGGAAGAACGAGTTGGCGGTGAGGGGGGTGCTTAAAGTGGAACCACTCCCGCTTATCACCAGTTTGTTGGCAGAAGCGACCTGTATCTGGAAAGAGTTCACGTCACATTTTAAAACACCGTCAGAGATGTTCACCTCCCCGTAGAACCTGAACCTGTTCTCGCTGGAAGTGAATTTAGTAGAACCCACGCCAGTATAAACCGACCACGACTTGTCATTGGTCACGAACTGTAAAGAACCGTTATTATCACTGGCGTACTTCACGCTAACTTCCGGTACCCCGAGGTACAGTTGGAGGGTGGGGGGGATAAGGTTAGTCGTCTTGAACGTCTTGGTGGCGGCGTCCCACGAGGCGAACATGCCGTCGGTCATGTCACCAACCGGCTGTCTAAGGGCCACGTCGAACATGTTACCTTCCTTCCCGATCTTGAACATCCCGTCAGACTCGTTAAACCCGAACATGAAGTTCTGTTCGGTTCCACGGTCAACCTCTATACCGGCGAAACCGGCAGTCACGCCCGCCCCGGTCTCTCCCTCGTTAATGAGGATCATGTTATCATGAACCTCGACCCTCTCGGCTCGTGTGATGAAAGTGTCTCCCTCCTGGGTGACGTCACCCTTTATCACGAGGTTGTTCACGGTGAAGTTGGCGTAACCGGCATCCCCCTTGGTTCGGGTGGACAGTCCTCCTCCTTCCGCCTTCAACATGACTCCCGTGTTACCGGAGTCTATCGTGAACGTCTTGCTCGTGGTACCCGTGTCTGTGTTTTGCTCGTGAGACAATGCCTCTAGCGCCTCCAGTCTATCATCCGTGGACCCTGACAGGTCGGTTATCTGTTGCTGCAAGTCTTCCTCGACACCGGTTGCACGTTCGGTCTCCGCCGTTATGGCGTTCTGGAGGTTAGTGTCGGCGGTCTGCATCTCCTGCCGTATCTTCGCCTCTTCCGCCTTCGCCCTGTTCGCCTCGGTGGTTATATCAGATGCGTTCTTCGCTATGGCGGCATCGTGAGCCTCGTCACGGGCGGTCGACCTTGCCACCTCCGAGTCTATGGCGCTCTTGTTGGCGTTGACATCCACACGTAACCCCTTGAGCAAGGTGTCATGCTCGGCGTCTTTAGCCGTTGACCTGTCGATCTCGGCATCCAGTTTCTCGCTGGTGGAATCCACGTCGTCACGCAAACCGGCGAGCAATTCATCGTGTTCATTGTCCTTCGCCACGGACCTGTTGATCTCTTGATTCAACATCTCGTTGGTGGCGGTGAGGTCTTGCCGGAGGTTGGCTATCTGCTCGTCATGTTGCTCGTCCTTCCCCGTGGATCGGTTGATCTCACGACGTAACTCCTCCTCTATCCTCCGGACGTTAACGTACGTGGCGTTCAGGGAACTGACGATGTTGGTGTTGTCCCACGTGTCAAGAAGATTCATGTCCCCGATAACCTTGAACATCATGTCACCGGTAACGAACTTCTTGCTCCCTTCCTCGATGGGACCGGATAAATTCTTTATTATTAAATCAAACGTGATCGTGTTCGGTCTAGCCTCAAGGTCGGCACCGGCTTGCACCATAAACAAGTCGGAGTCAGCCAGCGTGCTGACCAACTCCATGTCTTGCGTGAACCTTATCTGCTTGACTTCCCCGATCACCGGGATTTCCGGTAATTCCGATGAATCCACGTTCTCAAGGGTAATCTTCTTTGACATCTTTTCTAGTTCTTTCTTGGCCGTCCTTTCGCTTTCGGGGCTTCTTCCGCCTCTTCAACTTGGGAGGGGGCCGGGTTATACGTGTTATACAAATCGTTAAGCTCCTGGTATTCATTCTCCACCTTTCTCAACGTGTCCGGTTCCAGTAGCCCTTTCTCCGGGTTCTCGACGATCATCTTCATGAATCTATCGAACAACGCCAGCACGGGACCGTTCAGGCCGTTTCCTTCCATCTTCTTAACCACCTCGTCACAGATGAAGCTAACCACCATGTGATGCAACTCGTACTCTCTCTGCTCCTGTCCCTTCTTGTTCCATGAAACCGTTCCCTTCTTCTCGTCATGAGTGATCTCGAATTCCTCGTAATCCTTCGGCGACAACCCCAGGGCGAGGGAGGCGGACTGGCACATGACGATCTCTTTCTTCGTCCCGTTTTGAGTGTTAAAAGATTCTACGATGTTATTCATCAACATCATCCGGTCTAAAATAGTCAATTTAATTTTCATTTCAATGTAAATTTAATATATTAATAAATCATGGATTCCATGTACCTAGTTCATAATTAGGCATAGAGTATCCCATCCAGTTACTACTATCAACTTTTATAACGAACGTGGCGTTATCGCCATCGCATTGTAACGCTGAATATCTTGATCCATTCCTGAGGAATTTCTCGCTAGAACTTGAAAGTAAAATATCGTATCCTTTACTAGAGGAACTCATTATGATATACCACGATCCGATAGAATGATTTATTTCAAGGTAAATTTTCTTCCTGCTCCCTTCACCAGTAAGAGCCACCATGTTATTAGCGTTACTTAATACTGATACCGGATTAGTACCTTCCAACGTGATAACATTTATTCCCCTGTGAATTATAGAACATTTTCTCCCGTACAAGTTTAAACCACCCACTTTCGTGTCACTAGTTTCATTTGGGCTAACATCTATCCAGCCGTTCTGAATTTTTACATCACACCAAGAAGAATCAGCTCCTTTCATGAATATAGCTCCACCGTTACCCATCGTGATATACCCGTTATTAACGTGCAAGTCACCATCATTTATTCTTATGGCTTGAGGCCCAGTTCCAAGTAAAGTGTTTCTAGTTCCACCCGTGACAGACAGGAACATTAAAGTGGTGGTATCATACCTACCTCTCTGCTTAACTTTCCCGTACAACATGGGACTAAGTCCAGTTGACGGTGGAATAACTGACGTCCCGATAGCTATTTGCCTATCCCAGTCGCTATCAGTGGAGTTATAATTCTCACGATAAACTAGTCCACCGTTGTACAATTTTGACTTGTAATACGTTTTCCCGTTCTCTGTAACTTGATTGTAAGCCAGACCGTCAGAATCTATGGTAAGGTTACCTATTTTACCAGCGCTCGCCATGACAGTACCTTCGATGAAGGCGTTCTGGGCGTACAATATACCCGAGTCACTCACGGCAAACGTTACCTTGTCGGTTGGAGGATCGTAGCTATCGGCACCTAGCTGGGTGGTGGCGTACGATAGAGCGGACTTGGCGGCGTCAAAATCTCCACCACTGTAAAATCTAGGTACACGGTTCCTGAACTGTCTTATGGTCCACACGTCACCTTGACCGGGTGCCAGCGTCGATCCACCGTACATTCCCCCCGTCTCGACCCAGTCACTGGGTATCTCGTCAGGAATAGAACTACCGTCACGCAGGGAGGGGGAATAACCAACCTTGATGTAGGTGGTCGATATTAAACCTCCATCCACTTCCGTCTTCTGTTGCAAGGCGTGCTTGAGGTAGTCGAGGGTGGTGACGTCGTTAAGGTCGTTGTTGATAACCGGCACGTCCTCCGTGTCTATCATGTTCTTCCCGGCTGAATCGAAGAAGGCGATGAACCGGATGTTGGTAGGCCAGCCTTTCGTTGAACTTTTAGCCAGCGTGTACGTGTACTTCGTGGTTGCTGTACCACCGGCAGATTTTATAACCGTCCAGTTCTTCATGAAATCGTAAGATACCGCCACGTACCAGTAACAAGAGTAATCGGTAACACCGACCCCTCCCTCACCCTTGTGGGCGGTAGCGGTCACGGTGGCAGGACTGGCGCTATCATCACGAATCGAAGCGCTAGAACAATCGGTGGATAGCCAGTAAGCGGTACCGGGTAAACCGTCAGCACCGTCGTTACCTGGGGCGCCGTAAGACCCGTACGTCCAACCTGACACCGAACCGAACTTGTCAACGGTTCTACTACGCATCCAGGCGTAAGGTTTAGCCACCGTCGTGCTTTGGGGACCGTCAGTCCACGAGCTTTCCGCTATATCCGAGTGATCGGTTCGAGATTTACCGATAGAGAACTGGAACTCGGTGTAACCACCTGATTCCCCGTCCGCCCCCGGTTCTCCCTGTTCACCTACAACACGTATGGCGTCAGACCACGCCCCGCTCCCGACACGTTGTCTCATGTAGATGTCACCCTCCACGAACGGGTAGTGCCAGTTGGAAGTACCGTTAACGGAGAATTGAACGGATATTGAATCACCCTCCGGTCCACGCTCCCCTTGAGGGACACGGATCACCTTGAACATCTTCTGGATGGAGGGGAATGCCCCGCTAGCGCTAGACACGTTGAAGATAACCGAACCGGTCATGTTCGATCCCGTGAAACCGGTCACCTGTACCTGAACGTACTCGGCGTTGTTCGTTCTGGTGTATTTTATACCGGAATCTGCCGACACCGTGACGGTGGCCTGATTCGTGACGTTCTCGGTACCGTAGAACACCCGCAGTCTCGTCAGCATGTTGTTACCGTAGTAACCACCGCTACCGTCCGAGTAAGTGTTCGTTGAACCAACCTCGTTGTCAAGGTCTATAACGTAGTTGGACTCTCCCGGGATTCCGGAAACGTCCTGTATTAACACGACCTCGCTGTCGCACACGTTAACGAAACCTTGATCGAAGTAAAGCTCCGCTCTAAGATTCGTCCAAGACGGGTCGATGTCAACGTCTATGTAAGGAACTTGTGAAGTCCACGACTTTATCGTGGTCCAAGTCTTTTGATTATCTTTAGAATAAGCGGTTCTCCAGTATCCCAGAGACCACCCGGTAACACCGTCAACAACAGACCCGCGTTTTGCCGTGAAACGCACTCTAGGGGGGTTAGGAGACCCGTTCAACATGTTGATGAACCTGGTGTCCGGGACGATCCAGTAAGAGGCTCCTGATGGCCCTGTAAGCACCACTGGGGTACTCCACCCGTCAGCCGGTACTTCCGTGGCGGGAGGTTCCACCGTTCCCTTTCTCATCCACAGGAACTCGTTACCGCTAGTCGTGGGAGGGGCGTCTTGCCACCCGGTAGTGGGAGGGGTCTCGATCGACGTGTTCTTGGCGAACTGGTATTCAACGTAAGTACCGTCCTGACCGGCCTCCCCCACGATTCTCATGGGGTCTGACCAAGTAACGCCGTCATCCATCTTCTGTCTCATGAACACGTCATCAACCCGGAACGGGTAGTGCCAGTTGGACTTTCCGTCCTTCGAGTATTGCACCTGCAACCCGATCCCGTCTTTCCCCTTGTACTCCGACCACTCGTACTCCCGGTTGTAGTAAGCCACGTCAATCGTTTGCTCCTCCCCCGGCGGGAACGTGTCTTCTTTCTGGTTAACCTGATTGTAAGAGAAGCCTATGTACCTAAGCCCTTCAGCCGACCCGTCGTTCGTGACTTGTGAAAGATCAGTGATCGGGTGGGTGGTGGAGAACTTGATCCAGATGAAACGGTCACTTCCCGGGGGTCCAGGTACTCCCTCCCCCGTGAGCAGGGAGAACTGGTAATCCGACGGGTTAAGCGGCATCGGGGGGTTCGGCGTCTCCTTGTCGTGCGCCAGCCCTATGTATTTCTTGCCTTCCGGGGTGAGCGATATGCCCGTTCCCGCCTCGTCGTCAGCGTAAACGATCCACACGTAACCGCCGGGTCCACGTTGACCCTGTTCCCCTTGCTTGTTCTTCGAGATGTTGAACCTCTTCTGCAAGGTGGGGGCGTTTATAGTGTCCGGGTCCATAGTGTTCTTCGGCATGCAGGTGAACAGGATGAATCCGTCATCCTCTTCCATGCCCTTCACCTGCACGGTCTTCCCGTTGTTGGTTGCCAGGTAATCTATCGTGTCCGGGTTGGCCTCGGTGGAGAAGTTGTACTTGGAACTGATGTCCTTCCCCCCCTTCGTCACCATAGCGGTCGTCTTGGCGTTATCGCCCCAGTAACCACCGCTACCATCCGGCTGGGTGGAAACTATGCAGACGTCGTTATCGAGGTCCAGCGAGTAAGCCGCCTCTCCCGGTTCACCTTTTATCTCCTCGGAGCTTAAAGCCCCGTCGAAAGTCTTGCTGCAATTGAAAACCAGGTCCATAGTCACGCCGGCACCCTCGAAGTTAACGGTGAGGGTAACGGACGCCATGTCCTGGAACATGTCAAGGATGTACATCTCGCCTCCCGCCTGCGTGAGGGCGGCGGTACAACCTGACACCTTCTTTATGGATAGCTTGTACTGTCCCTTCCCCGGGTTAGGGTTGGGGGATAGTAAAGTGGTACCGGCGTAAGCCACGACACCCGTCTTGGCACGCCCGTTCTCGCCGAGCTGGCCGTCCTTGATCTGCCCGTTGTAATCGGAAGCTATACCCACGTACGGGTTATCCAGCACGGCGATGTAACCTCCGGCCCCGTTGATACCGTCAGACACCTTGATAAGAGACGCCACGTCGGAGTACTTCTCCCCGTCCAGTTCAACCTCGTACATGACTGATAGAGTACTCTTGTTGTCCCACCACCCCTTGTCTGGGGTGATGACCAGCGTCTTCTGGTTCTCCCCCTCTATCTCCTTGAAACCGTCACTGGAAAGGTAGTACCACCTGCGGTAACCACCGAGGTCGGAGTTGAAGTTGTTCTCCGATACCCGTATCGTGATCTCGTTAGGGGTCGTGTTACCGTCCTTGTCGGTCATGAAGGCGGGGGATGGGTCAGGCATGATGTCAACGCTCTTGGACACCGCCTTGTTTATATCGTTAATCAACTTGTCGTACTCGGCGAAGTTGTCAAGACCGGTACATCCCGGGCCTATCATGATGTTCTCGAAACGACCGTTCTGCACGAATATACCGGCGGCGGCGGCGTCTAGCGGGTCTCTCCCGAACACCCCCACCCGTTTACCGGTAAGGTCATAGGAGTTGATACCCATGTATATGGAAATCGCCGGGGCCTGGTCAGAGGCGGCATCCAGCATGATGGCGGATTGTCTCGGCTTGTTCTTGTCGTCTCGATGCCCGAACAGAACGATCTCGTCACCGGCCTCCGGGACGTCACCGTTACCGTCTTGATCGGTCTTCGACAGGATACAGTAATCGGCGCCCACGGCTATAACGAGACGCCAGTAGTACTTCTGGTACTCCGGCGTGAACTTCTGGCATCTAGCCTGGTCGTAAACGATAAACGTGTTTAGCTCACCTTCCTCGGCGTAACACTTGTAACCTTGATCCAGCTCTTCCACCCTGTCTATCTTCATGTTGGTGGGGGTGATGATCACCTGACCGGCCTGCGCCGTCAGTTGCTGTATCACGAGGTTAACGAACGTGGCCTTCTTCCGTATGTAAGCGTAGTCAACCTCCAGGTGAGAGTTACCGGTCTCGTCGTTCCATAACGATCCACCGGCGATCCCTTGCTGCCACCCTGGGGTGTCGTAATGAGTCGCTACAAGTCTCGTGAAAGCGCCGGCGTAGAGGTCAATCCATATCTCCGCCTCCGGGTTCTTGAGGTCCTCGGCACGTATGTAAGTCTTTAGACCATCACGGAATATCCTGAATATAAGATCGTTAATCGTGATAGATTCACCAACCTTGAGCCACTTCGAAACCGTCAACGTGTTGAATATGGGATCGGTGGACGGGTTACCGCTACCTTCCCCCACTCCCAGCAACTTGCCCAGGGTCTCTAGCGTTATGGTTTCGGGGTCACCACCGAGGTTGTCGGCCCTCTGCGTCATCAGGAAGTCAGCCAGTGACGGGGAGGGGTTCTCTTTCATCCCCGTGGGGAACTTTATGGAGTTGGGTACCTCTCTAGCGTTGGCTCCCAACAGTATCTCTTTCTTCTCGTCGCTCATGTCAAACTACTTTTTAGGCTTGCCGCCACATCCTTTGCGTTTTTTGCACTTCATGGTGATTATAGGCACTCACGCTTTCACGTGTTGACGCTTCACAGGAACGCTACTTTTTAGGTCAATCTCTTGACGGTCATCCATAGTTGGAACCTCCACGTCCGAAC